GTTTAGCGTGGGGCTGTATAAGGTTTGACCCCGCCCCGGAGTAATGCCGGGAGGGCCGGTAGGGTGCCTTGTGGGACTGGGTTTGTGTGTGAGTGTCGAACAGGTGTTTGGACTGCTTCCGTGCGTTTGCGTGTGATGCTGAATGCCGGGTGGTGGAGGTGGGTGTTTGTTCTGTTTATCGAACACTTGTTCTGGTGGCTGGGGGTACCCTCCCCCCCTCCCCCCTAAAGTTTTTTACTTCCCCCGGCTTTGGTTACATTGTGAATGTGTTATAGCGAGAGGTGATTGCGGATTTGATGGGAGAAGATGGTCGGCTTCGCCCTGTGCCTGGTGGTACTGGGTGCCCGCAGAGGTGGCATACTCCCCCGGTGGCTTTAAACGTTTCCGTTCCTTTTGATAATCGTAACCGTATAGGGCTGCCTTCTTAGCTTTACGTTCAGGGTCAGCATCCCTTATACGATCGCGTATGCGTTCTTGCCCTCGGTGGCAGTTCCGGCATGTGCTGTCTGGGGATAGGACACCGCATCTGAGGCAGGGCTTGTTGAACTTCATGTGTGTGGAATCCCTAGCGATTTTTGCCAAGTCCTGCGCCAGCCCAAGCCTCAACAACTAACGTTTGCCAAGTCCTGCGCCGGCCCAAGCCTCAACAACTAACGTAAACTCCGAGATAGTCAAATTCGATAGACGGTCAAAATCCTCCTCAGCGAACGACATTTCCGCCGCATCAAACAAAATCAATAGCTCCCCACCATCCTGCGCAATCTGTGAAGCCCGCAAATCAGCGAGCATCACAATCGGGAGCAGATAGAAACTCTTAGCAGTCCCCCGAAACGCTTGTGTAACAACCTCCACATGGGAAGGTGCATCGATATAGAACCCTTGAGCAAGCAAGTCAAACTCTGACAGTACCGGGAAACCTACTGGAGTACGTCTCACACGCCACCAGCGCCTAGCTAAGGCGATTAGTAGCCTGTAACGCTTTACTACACGCATTGTTCCCCCATGGTCGTAGAATCCCTACGGATTTTCATTACGCGCTTGCTGCTTTACAGACTCAAGCCACCTGTTAGCTTCCTCGGTTGCCTTATTCCTAATCCGAATCCACTCATCCTGACCAGCTTTCATGTCGTACTTGTAATCCCCCATATTGCGGTTATCTCGGTACGCCGCGTAAGCCAGAATCATCAAGTCAGTATCTGGCGTGTAACCCTCCGGTGTCTCACTCATGTAACCCCCTTTGTTTGTTATTACAGTAACTCTATCCTGCCCCGGAACGGTTCACCCTTTACAAGCTCAAAACAAGTAATCGCTGTAGTGCTATCGCCCCCACCACGAATCCTCGAGAACCAATCCGACCCGTTATCCGAGGTCGCACACTGCACCCACCAACGCCCTAACCCTGAACCTGATACTTCCTCCACCCGCGAGTGGTGAAAGTGCCCTGTGACAAGCGTTGTCGCTGCTGCCAGGTACGAATCCCGGAAGCTCGCCTTCGACCAGTACGCGGTCACACCATCCGGGCGCGAGACCTGGTGCCCGTGAATAGCACCGAGAACATGTTGACCGTCACCGAACACGTCAAACGCGAAACCCTCATCATGCGGTTGCGGTATCAGCCACTCCGTTACTGGCAGTCCGACCTCGGTAGCGAGCCTGCGCAACTGCTGAAGAATCACAATCCCCCAGTCATCCAGTCCAGGCTTACCCACCTGTGCCTTGTTTACGCGGAACTGACAGTGGTTTGAGGCTACCGACCCGAACGTTACCGGCGCATAGTTGCACGCCAGCTTCACCAAGTCCCACAACAACGCCGCCGCCAAATCAACTTGTTGCATCGGGCTGAGCGTATTCGAGGCAAGTTGTTCCATATCAGCCTTAGACGACACACCCTCGATAACATCACCAATGTCCAGAATCACAATGGCGGAATACCTACCGGATTTTAGCCGGGCCTCGATACGGTCATAGCTTGCATGGATCCGTTGTATCGACTCCTCATGCCCACCGCGAGAAGCGCCCTTCCCTATCTGGAAGTCAGCAGGGCAAATAACAAACACACGGTCAGACACAATCGGCTTAGGCGGCTTCACCCGTGTGCGCTTAGCCTGCGCATACAAAGTAGGTAAGTCGAAGTCAGTGACCTTCTTACGAAAATAAAAACGGAATGCTGTCAGCCAAAGACCATCCCACCTTTGCCATTGAGAAGTGCGCGGTGCCCCAACAATCTCATACTCATCAGGACTGTACCCACGATCCGCCAGAAACTCATCAAAGTTAGGTGCCTCCGGTAAACCCTCCGTAGTTGCAGTGCCTTCGTTGCCGTCAAACTCTAAGCCAGGCCGGAAATCTTTAGGTGCCTCAACCTTCTTGGCTGGTTCCAAATTATCCAGCAAGAGAATCCCCGGGGATTTTCACCGGCCCACAACGGCACGACCCTAGCCTGTGCGCCCGAATAGGCGTGTCCCCAATAACCACACCACGCGACTTGAGCACCTTCGACAGTCCCCACGCACTCCAGGTAGCCTCATCAGCGAGCGCAGCAACCAGAACAGCCTTATCAGACTCATCAAGTTTGCTCATAGCGTCAGCAACACTACAACGGTAAACAGGTTTCGCCGGTGTCATTCCTTCTAACATGGAAACCCCTTCTCGTTAGTTACGTACACACTACCCTAAGGCTAGGAATCCCTACCGATTTTCACTTACTCAAAAACTTATCCGCAGCCAAAGCCCACCTCTGCTCAGCATCAACCCACGCCTCAAACCAAGGATCAGGAAAATCCCACACCAACCCAGAAACCTCCGACTCACGCAACATCGCCTCATAAGCACGCACAGCTTGTTCCCGCAACAGCTCACGATCATCTAACATGGTTTCCCCTCCGTATCAGTTAGGGCAAAGCCTAGCCTAACGGTCACAAAATACGACCTCCACAACACAACCCTGATCCCGATGGTCGGCGTAAAGTTTCATGGCATAAGTTTTGTTACCTGCGCATCATCACGCCACACACCCGCATCAGTCAAAGAATCTAAAACTGCCCTGGCAAGCTTGTCACAATCTGGTGGCACAGTTGGTGAAGGTCTGTTAGCAATTTTCACTGTCTTAGGGCGCTCCAAATAGAACGACACTGTGACCTGCGCGGCGCCATCCTCGGACACCCACCCCGCATCAGCGATTGCCTGGGCAGCAGCAAGAGTGACCGCCTTACGCCACGGCGCCAGATATTTTTGAGGCCTCGACCCATCCTGCCACCACCCACATGCTTCTTCGACCCTTGAGGGGCAGGCCGACCCAACACGCTAATATATAACGGCTCCACCCTCTAAGGGTAGCGGGAAACAGAAAACCCCCTCCGAAGAAGGGGCCGACTGTGTGGAGCTGTTCTAGCTAAAGGTTGATGGTCATAAAACGTCTTGTGTCGGCTTCCTGCGTTTCAAACACGTTGTGGGAGTCAATTATTGCCGCAGCTTTGAGCAGTTCACAGATACCGTGGATAACCTCGGCGTGCGACATGTTCTTGGCTTCGTATGCTTCGGCGATAAAGTTGCGCATGTTGCCGGTAAGTGTGGCCTCTCCCATAGTTCCAAGGAAGGTCTCAATCTTCGCAGTCGCTTCCTCGCCTTTGGTTTGGAAGGTTTCTAGTGGCTTAATCATTGTCTGTCCTTTCGTTTGGGTGATAGTTATCAATGTACACCACTACACACCCTGGCGCAAGTCCCTAATGCGTAGACCAAATCCCCCGCAAAGTCGCATCATAATTCTGCTGCCACGCAACCCCCCGATCAAACGCTTCACGGTCACGCTCAACCAGCCAAGCATCCCAGGCAAGCGCACTTACAGCCTCGCCAGCAGCGCGCCGAGCAAACACAATACCCTTCACATCCTCGGTAGTCAGTACGCGGGCAGAATCCTCTGGAATTTTCACCGCTTCACCACACGCCCAAACAAAGCCATAACCGCCAACACCGACAGTAGAGCCCCAAAGACATAACCGAACCCGCCCAGCACCCCACCAGACACGTTAGCGAGTAGGAAAAACGTTACCCCCATACCGCCAAGCATAAAAAACGCAAACAGTCTCCCGCTAAAGCCACTCATCAGTCCGAATCCCCAGCAATTTTCACCCGATCATTAAGAATGTCCCAAGCATCATAATACTTTGTTGCCGCTAACCTTCTTACTTCCTGAGCTTCTTGAACCCGATACGAAGCAGAAACAAACTCTTTCTTCGCCTCATCAAACTCTTTCCACTCCGTAAGAATCTCATGGTTATCTATGCTATCCATTAGAACGGCGCATCCGAGACAGGCTTACCCATCTTCGCTGTAGGCCACTGCGCTAGCACCGCAGCCTCCGTAATCTTCTGAGGTGCCTCACGATCATCCACAGTCACAACAACCTCCGTAGCACGCACACGAATAGCCGACCCCGTAGACCCATCCCGCTTCTCAAACGTTGCCGTAGCCACAACACGACCCGTAACCGTGACCTGCCGCACCCCATCAAGATTAGGGACAGAATCCGCTGTCACATCATAAATTGTTTTATCAACGGTCTCCCATTCGTCCTGATGGTTTTTCTTGCGAACATCTACCGCGACTTTGAGAGACGTACCCCAGTCAAACACCTTTACATCATTGAGCCACCCTGTGACCGTAATTAGTGCCTCGTTCTTAATCATGCTTTCTTCCCTTCGTTAGTTGTCCCGATACTACACACATCGTCGCAGAATCCCTACGGATTTTCACTACGAATGTCTATTTCAATTTTCATTTCAGGCGTGCTCATCTCAGGCTCATCGTATCCGCGCTCCAACTCGTACAAAATGTAACCGTGAACGTTATCTTCTGCAAAATACTTTTTATCAGCCCAACCATGCACAGTGCTACAAAAAATACCTTGGACGTTTTCAAGCCAGGAACGGTAACGTCCTAACACATCAATTTTTGCCATGTGAGCGTAAAGTCTTTGCTCAATGTACGCTTCTAAATTGTGATGTTTGCTGCCGCATTCTTGACATCTATTGTCGTCACATAATTCGTGAGTCAAAAGTAACGCTGGTAACGACACCACGGCACTCATCTGTTTGCCTCCATAGTTTTTTCGGCACGTTCAAGCGCGGTGGTCGCTTCTTGTGCCAACTGAAAAAGGTCGGCCCTGTAACCTGACTTCGCCGCAACCAGCCAAGCTTTCTCTGCGACTAAACCGGCTTGTCGATAAGCGTTTTTGGCTTCTTGCAACAAATTATTATCTTTCACAATTCCCCCTCGTTTCCCACAACCTTACCCTCCACCACCGACCCACGCAACCCCACAACATGGTTGCATTCACGCAGTCGGAATGACCACACGTTCTCACACCCGGCAACACCAGCCTGCCGTCATCAAAAATGGGGGACACCTCACCCAAAAACATTCCCTGCCAAGGCAAACACTTCCCCGACCTCGCACGATGCACAGTAGCAACCTTCTTAGCCCTACAACCCGCACACAAGACAGTCTTTTGCCGTGTGGACTTCAAGCTCCACTCATACCCGCAACGCTCACACACGATCACCGGCATACAGGCAGAATGGTAGGGATTTTCATCCCCCCAGAATAGCCTACTTGCCGTAATCAACCCGCTGTGGAGGAAACTTTGCAGCCTCACGCCGATCATAAGCCAAATCTGCCTGCAACATTTGTGCCTCAGTAAAAACATAAAAAACCTTGCCGCATCTTCTTAGTCACCTGCCGTCGCAAACGTTTCACCGGGGCCGGAGCCACATCAGGCAACCCCTCCAACACGTCCACCGCCGACCCCACACACTTAATAATAAACGTAGGCACCCAATCAGGCAACACAACCGGACCCGCCACATCCGAATCAAACTGTTCAACCCTGCCCTGCGCCGACAACAACTCTAGCCGAGCATCAGCGCCGACACGCTCTCTGTCAGAACGCGCCCAAAACCTTCTAAACAACGCGCCATCTGGACTTGAATAACCAATCATAATCTTTCCCCTTCGGTCAAAATTTTCCCGCACACAACAAACGTTACAATTCCTGGGCCAAATTCCTCCGTTTGTAAGCAAGATTAGACATCAACACCTCACGCGCAGCCGCCACTTTCTTAGCCCTCCGTAACTCACCATCGGTTGGGGGAAGAAGCGGAATAACCTGCGCCAACAAAACTCGCTCAGCTTGATCCAGATTGAAAGCGACAACCGAGGAACGAGAAAACTTTGCAACAGAATCACAATCTTTAGCTCGCACAAGCGCCTCGGAATAATCGGCAAATACTTTCGACCTCGCCTGATGCTCCCGCTTAGCCCTCATCTGCCCTGGCTGTGCAGGATGCTCCAACCGCAACACCTCAACATCAATCCCATACTCCCGCGCATAATCCACGTTCACAATTTCCCCTTTAGTAGAATCCCTAGCGATTTCACCTTACTGGTACACAACTACGACGCCGTAGAACGGTACCTGCTCCAAACACCGCACATCAGCAAAATCCCACAACGCCCTACCCGCCAGACCAGACTCCCCCAACAACAAACAACACACATCACACTTCACAAGGCTCACACCATGCCGACACTGTGGGCACGCAACCTCGAACCCACTCACCCCTCAACCAACATAGGATGCCCCAACTCGCCCGGCCTACAATCAAAATGCTCCCCAATCTCATGCAACGCCACAACCCACTCACGCGCCACAGGCTGAACCCTCACACGCCGCACAACATCAAACAAGCCCTTAGCAGTCACCATCCCCGACGAAGCTTCCTTCAGTGCCGGAATAATTCCCGCCTGCAACTCCCCATACGAATACCCCTCAAACATTTGCAACCACATGATCACTTTCGACTCCGACACAAGCTGCCCATCCAGCGCCGAACACATTGACACAATCTCTGTCATCTCAGACTTATTCATGACTCCCCCCTTGTCGTAGAATCCCTACGGATTTTCATTACAGCCCCCATCAAAAAAGTGTTTCATCATCAGCCTCCTGCTCGTAAGCCCATCGTAGCCTGCCCTCAATAATCGGCAAATACTCCTCCGTAAGCTCAGCACCAAGCTTTTTGTCTATCGCTTTTGACACATCCAGAGATTTCGGGAATCCGCTCCCGTACATCCAGGCGATCGAATCACGAATCTCAAACCCAGCATCCTCAATAGCCACCGCCATACGATGCCAAGTCCTCGACCCACCAAACGCCAGGACATGCCCGCCAGGTTTCAACACCCGCAAACACTCCTCCCACACGCTCACATCGTAAGCAATGCCGGTGCTGTCCCACTTCTTCCCCATAAAACCAAGCTCATAAGGTGGATCCGTCACCACAGAATCAACCGAGCAATCCGCAAGAGTCTTGAGAACGTCACGACAATCCCCAAACACCACGCGAGCATCACCCACCACAATCTCACTCACCAGTCCCCCCCAACCCATTCAGACGCATCCGCCTCAAGCTGCCCAGCCACCACAGGATTACCCTCCCCCCAACGCCAACTGTTCTTCCTCACGATACTTCTGCGACAACAAAGCACCCTCCTCCGCATTAGTCAATTTCCGCGCTTTCACCGCAGGAGCCGGTAGCGCCGGGTTATCCCACGAATCATTATGCAACCACGTCGAAGGATGCTTCGTAAACTCAGGGCTCCTATTCGGATCGTCACGGTATCTTTCTGCCCCCGCGAGTATCGTGTCTGCCTCTGTGCGCTTTATAGCCTTCTCAAACTCTCGCCGCGCCCTCGGCTTATCACTCCCATTGGGGTAGATAGTCCAGAAGCTATCAAAAGCATCCGAAGAATGAGAGACGTTTGCAATTTGCCTGTTAAGGTTCTCTTTCGGTTCTTCTTCTGGTTCTCTTACGGTTAGTACGAACTGGGGTTCTACCCTGTCGGTACTGGG